TTTTCCAAGCATCTGAAAGTGATAAATCAGAACTTGCTCTCCAATCACAAGCTGCCAATCTTTTATTTCTTTCTTGTCTTAATAATTTCATAGGTTCTAAATTATTTAACCTTGTAACTTCAGCATCTATTTCGCTTTCTGTAGGTGCTGAACCAGAATCTAACCAAGTTAACCCAGAATAATCTGTGCCTGTCCAAACAAATTCTGCTCCTGGTTTTAAAGAGATTAATCCATCTACTTTTGTATTAATCATGCTGAAATCTCCATAGCAAGAATTGTGCTTTTACTGGAATTTTGATTATACTGTACCTTCATACTATTAGATGTGCTATACGATTTTAGTTGTATTTTATATGTTGTACTACTTGTTGTGGAGGGAGAATCAAGAAAAATAGCACTATGATTCATATTATAAAAAATTCTACCATTTCCAGAAGTTCCAGCTTCTAAAACAGCAGCGTAAGGATATTCTATTATTTCAGATGAACCTCTAAGAAGTCTAAGTCCAATAGAAACCTCTTGTGAATTTACAAATGCTTGAATATTAGTTGTAGCGACAATAAGAATTTTATTTGAAGTAGTTGTAGGAGTAATAGAAACATTTAATGATCCAGCATCAGTATAACTTGTAGTTGAAATAGATGTTGTTGCAGTGTTATCTACAGTTTGAACTGTTTGTATTACTCCGCCACCAGCACCCGAAGCTAAACCTCCTACTGGTACTATGCTGTTGACTTTTAATTGGCTCATAATTTAAACAACTGTCCAGGTTTCGCCACTACCAACTGTGACTGTTACTCCTGATTGTATAGTAATTGGACCAAAGCTGCCAGCATTTTTACCATTTGTGATTGTGTAATTCTGTGTAATAATTTGGTCGTTTTCCCAAAATATATTATCTGAACCTCCTCCAACTGCTCCACCTCCAGCAGCAGCCCAACTTAACGTTCCAGATGCGTCAGATACAAGAGCATAGCCAGAAACAGCAGCATCAGCAGCAGGTAATGTCCAAGTAAGGCTAGAAGAAACTGTAGCTGGTGCTTGAAATCCTACATAATGACTACTATCAGCATCAGCAAACCTAAGATCATTTTGTGCTTGAAGAGTTAAACCATTAGCGTCAAATATCATACGTTCAGTTCCACCAGAGGAAAATCCCATTACATTTGCAGATTTTCTAAATAAACCTAAATCTGTATCTGAATCGAAACTTAATGCAGGAGTAGAAGCACTTGAGGAATCATCTATTAGCAACGGACCTGTCATAGTACCGCCAGCTTTAGATAACAAACCTAAATTTGCTTGATCTATATTTCCTATTTCAGTAAAAGCACCATTGCTTGAGTTTCTTATTTTTAAAATATTTGTAGTGGTATTTAAAAATGGCATACCAGCCACGCATTGACTTGTAGCTAAGTCAGATGATTTAGAATTACTTGATTGGATCGCAGCAAAAACATTATTAAGGTCAGTTCTTACATTTGCTCCAGAAGCATTTTCAATAGTGTAGTTTGTTACGTCAGCCACAATTAAATACTATTTTTCTCCATGTTACCCTCCTTTGCCGAAACCAACAGCACTGTAGGTAAAGTTCCTATCAATACTAGCATTACTTGAGTTTTTAAAGTGAACTGTAAAACCAGTTCCAGATATACTATTAAGTTCAAAATAATCACCAGTTGCCATATTCTGAGGAGAAATATTAACAGAAGGTAAAAAACTATTAAGATTGCCAAGTGCAGACGTTCCAACAAAAAATGGTGCTGTAAATGTAACTGCTTTTGCTCCTGCTCCAGAAGCAATAACAGAAGATTGTTCAGTTCTTGATGGCATAGTCGCTGTATATCCTGCTTGTTGTAAATTCATATTTTGTGCTGTATCTGTAGTATCTATAGAAATCCTGAATTGAAATCCTCTGCCTTTAAATGTTCCATTAGCAAAATCATTGAAAGATGAGTAAGTAGGTGAGCTACTGGGATTATCTGTTGTGGTTCGTACAGCCATTTTTGCATTAACTTCATTTGCAATACTTCCATCAAAATCTTGCCAAGTATCTATATTGTCTGTTCTATTATCAAATTGATCGCCTGTATAAAAACCAACTCCTTGAAAATGTCTTTTTAAGACAAGTGAGAATGTGCCACCAAGATCAAGAGTGTCTACAAAATCATAAGTACCAGTAGCATTTGCTGTTGGATCTATAAGTTTTAATCCGCCAAGAGATGAGTCAAATACAACATTAGATTTTGTTCCGTTATATGGTGTTCCGTCAGTATCTTCTCTATCAGTTTTGACAGTAATAGAGTCAAGAATGTCAACAAGAGAAAGATTTACACTAGCTGCTGTAGCACTAAAGTTTCCTGTATCGTCAGCAAATTTAAGAAGGTAAGTTCCTGCTAAAGCTGGACAAATTACCTCGTTAGAGCTTCCACTAACTGCTTCAATAATGTCCTGTGCTGCTTGAAATGTTGCAGACCCTCCTGTTAAATTTGTATGTCTTACATATACTCGACCACCATGTAACACATCTACAGAGGTAGATTTTGTAAATCTTAATCTGACAAATTGTTCATTGATTGGTTCAATCGTTAAATTACTTACATTTTCTGGAATACCTGTTTTCCCTTCAGTAGTAATTCGATCTACTAATGCAGAACTTGATAATTTTTGTCCTGCATTGTAAGAAAATATTTCAACATCATAAAAACCTTGTTTAGTGTCTAATATTTCAAAGTCCGTTCCAAATACAACTTGAGTTATAAAATTATCCTTATTCCCATTACCAGCATCAAAACGATAACTTAATTGATATTGACTTACACCTTGAGGTTTTTGAATTGTTCCTCCTGTATTTGTTGTTATAGTTTCAGAAGGCTCTTTCCAAGAAAGTAATAATTTACTTCGTGCTATTCCATTAATAACAATAGTTTTTTCTTGACTTATTAAGTTTGTTGGTGGATTAACAACCTGATTTAATACCGATATATTTCGTGTAGGTAAAGTAATAGTTGGATCATCTATAAACGCATATTTAGCTTCATTGTAAGATAAAGCTGAAATTGTATAATTTATATCATCTTCTTCTGTAACTTGGATAACCCTAAATAGTTGAGTTTGCAAAGTTGTACTAGATATTAAATAAGGTGAATTTACATTTGGTGTAGAGGTAAAAGTAGAAGCAGTTGTACCATCAGGTTTTGTAACACTGTTAATAGTAATAACAGCTTCCGTTATATCTGAAATAACACCAGTTTCTACTGTTCCATCAGAAAGAATTACACTTATCGTTGGATTATCGTTCAATGCTGGTAAACCTGTTTGATCTTTAGCATCAATAGTAATAGTTGTAGTTGTTGCAGTTACGACACGACCACCTCTTCTAGCTCCTGCTCTTACTGGATCATTTATTTCAATTACAGAACCAGGTCTTACAACAATTCCTGCATCTATTGAAGTTGAAAACGTAACTGTCTCACTTTCATTTTGTTCAGCAAAAAGAATTGCACGACCTAATCTTGCTGCTTGATTACGAGAAGTACAAGCAAATGCTTTTACTTGTTTTACTATCGTTCCAAATTTTGATATTGCTGTTGCATCTTCTACTACTTCAAAATCTACTTCTTTTGAGTCCATATTAAAGTAACTAACAGAAATGACGGAGTGACGTTGTTTTAAACTGCTACCTTGATATGTAAATCCTGCTTCTCCAACATTAGCTAAATTAAATAAATAACTTGCTGTGGTTGGCTTATCTTGAGATATGTTTATAGATCCAGCAGACCATATTGGCATACATCTCATAACACCAGCTAAATCATTTATTGCTGCAAATGCTTCTTTTGGACTTTGAATATTTACATTACAACTAAATCTAGCTTCTTTTGCACCTGATCCTGTTCCATCATCTACCTCTTCATTTGCAAATTTACTAGCTGCTACAAAACTGAATAAATCTAAATTACTATCGGTAACATGATTCCCCAGACCGTATCTTGTATTTGTAAGTAAATCAAGTAAGCACATCGCAGGACAATTTGTATAAACAGCAGCACCCATAACTCCATTAAAAATGTAACCTTCTGGATAACGTATTCTGCCCGTATTAATATCAACGTCAGGAGTACCAGAGCTAGATGCTCCTGCTCCTGGTATTCTGACTTTAATTCCTCTAATACGATATTTTCTTGTAGGAATACGATTAAACTGTTTACTATCTAAACGAAGAGCAACATAAGCACTATTAGCGTAAGTAGAACTATTATCTATAACTTCTTGAAGGCTAGTAAATTGAAAGGCATTTATTCTTGATGAATCTGTACTGTCTGCGGTAACACGAACAACTCTTACATCTACAGTCGTAAACCCACTTGTTAATTCAATTCTATGATCCCTAGCGTAAGAGTCTGCTGTTCTTCCACTAACAGAAGCACTTACTTTATCTACGAATCCACCAGAATCATGTTGAACTTGTATTTTATACTCAACAGTATCTCCTCGAATATCTCCGTCATCTTCAGCCACTTGTATCTGAGGCCAAGTTAAAGTAACAATAACAGCATCTACATCTGTATTACTAATTTGTCTAGTTACTGGAGCAGAGGTGGTTACAGTAACTCCGACACCTGTAGGTGATCTGCTTTCAGCAGGAATACCACTCATCGCAGTTTGGTTTGACGTTCCAAATTCAGATTTAAATGTTACATCTTGAAAATTAAAATCACTGTCAGCAGGACTAGCACTTGTAGCATTAGAATTTAGTATTGGAGTATCATCAAGAAATACGTCTTTTAAACTTGCATTATTATATGCAGTTGTTCCTTTTGTAAGCTCTTCTTTTGATGCACTAGCAAACCCTTCTATTTCTCCTTCAGATATTAAATCTTGAATTGTAGCAAAACTTCTACTATGTAAAGTATCAGGAGCACGATAAGGAGGTGGGGGTGGCTTTGGTTGACCTCCACCAGAACCTTTAATAATTTTAGTTTTGTCTGTCATGCTTCTACCTGATTAGTGTCAATCGCTGCACTTATTACAACACTTCCTGTAATTATTTCACCATAAACTATTGGAACAGGAGTACCTGCTCTTGATGTGTTTTGCACTCCACTAAAACTAAAAGATAATCTTGGATCTTCTTCAGATTCAAATTTTTGTGGTTCTGGTAATGGAAATAATAAATCAGAAACACCAGATAAAACTAAACTTGCACCTACATAAATAGCAGCTTTTGTTAACGCACCAGAAACTCCAGTTAAAGTACTAAATCCAGTTACACCACTTTTAAAACTAAAAGATATAGCAGGATTAACAATAAAAGCACCAGCAATTAAAGCAGCACCTAATAATATTTTTCCAAAACCTCTACCAGCACCACTAATAGCTGGAATAAAATGTATATCTTCCCTTCCTACAGGATATGCTAATTCATTCTTATCAATATCATAATTACCAACTTTTACTTGATAATATTTAGGACTCATAAAACATTCTACTTCTGGAAAATTATGTATTAAAAAACTTACAGCTTGAGAAACACTATTAACTTTTATCTCGAACTCTTTATGTCCGATAAATTCTGCTAATTGTCCATATAGCTTTAACTTACGAAGCATAGCGATACCTCTTTCCTGTACATTTTAGCAACCATTCAGAGTAAGGCTCTCTACAAGATAGTCTATCGGTTAAATGATGAATAACATCTCCTTCAAAAAATAATGCTACATGATTTAAAGTTGGATGCAAAATACTCATTAATAAAACATCTCCATCTTGTAATTTTTCATCAGGTCTAAGTTCTCTAAAATTAGTTCGCCAAGCACAATCCTCGAATAAAGGTTTATTATTAAATTCCTCTAGTGTTGCAGGTCTTTCCCAATCTCTAAGTTCAATATTTTTTTCTTCTTTATACCAATCTCTCACTAAACTCCAACAATCAGTTATACCCCAAACCCATTGCCGACCTAATAAAGGTGGCTTATATCCACAAGGCTCTAAATATGCCCATTGTTCTGTTTTTGGATTAACAATATACCATGGTAAATTACTATCTTCACAGCTTATTTTATCTGCCTGACTAGGATTTGGTGGAGTGATTGGGTGACTGTGAACAACACCAACAATCTCTCCCGTATTATCTGCCTTTATATAATCTTCTGGGTCAATAATAAAACATTGATGATCTGTCATTGAAAGATTACGACAAGGGTAATATCTTTCTTTACCTTTTACATTTAATAAAAGTCCACAAGATTCTTTTGGATCTTCTCGTTGTGCATGAAGTAAAGCTTTATATTTCCAACTCATTGAACAAACGTACCAATAGAAGGAAAGATTGAACGAGTAGCTTGCCGACCTGGAATACGAACTCCAGCAAGATCTGTTGGTGCAGCAAGTTCAAACTCAACAATTTCTCTAGTTTCTGTTGCTTTACGATCTATTGAATATTTTTCTTGTGGAAATTCTGCATTAGGATCGGCAGTAGCATTTGTTCCATCTTCAAAATTGACAGCATCAATAAATTTAGCTAATGTTCTAATCCTTGTAACAGTAGCTCCTGTTAAATCATTACCAGTTGTAGTTTCATTTACAGATAAGAGTATTGATGAAATTAATCCCGTAGCATTACTAATAGATATTCTAGGTCTGGGTAACTGTCCTTTTTGAAAAGCAAAACCTGATGCCTGTACAGGAAATCTAAGATACTCATTACCAGCCCATACTATTTTTCCGTTTGCATCAAGATTACTACCAGCATGAAATCTATAAATAGTATTAGCACCATGTAATGCCGTGGACAACTGCAACGTAAACAACTCAATAATTGCTGATGGATTTATATCCTGTAAACTACTAAATACTTTAGAATTAACTGACATTAATCTGCTGGTTCAAATACTTCTCTAAAAGTTGCTTGAATTGTAGCTCTATTATTATATGGTATTGATTTGGTCCAATTTTCGCAAACAAACAAAGAAGAAGAACTTTCTCCTGGTGGGGTAAAAGTAAAGCTATCACTATCATTTGCTCTAGCATCTAAAAATGTTTCTATCTCATCTGATTCTGTCTCTGAAACATTAAAAGTAAGTTGAAAAACTTTTGGATTCTGATGTTGTGCTAATCCAAATAATATTCTATGTTCATAACCATCAGCAAAACGAACTGTTCTAGTAAATGGTGCAGACCTTTTTTGTTGTCCGTAAGTAGGTTTTATCGAAGGAAACGTAGCCATTATGCAAGTAAACCTCCTGGTCTTTGTTGCTGTATTATTTCAGATTGTACTGCAACTGAGATAAGCCGACCAAGCTCTCTTCCTTGTTCTTCATCTCCTTCTACATTAGAACCAGAAGCATCTACATTCACTACTATATTTGTTGAACCACCAAGCATTTCATTAGGTGTAATCATTCCTGATACACCTGGGCTAAATAGTTCTGGACCACGTTCTCCTACGATATAGCTGTTTCCTCCCTTTACAGGACCACCATCTGCCTTTCCGAAAGTAAAACGTGATACCTGTTGTGTAGGAGTTAGGGCTGGAGTTGCACGTACTGGATCTCTAGTAAAATTATTACTAAACATACCGCTAAACAAACCCATAATTCCTGCTCTAATTTGTGCTGCTAATATCTGTGCTGCCATATCCAAGAAATGATCTGCTGTACGTTGAAATAGATTTCTTAAGGCATCTTGAGCAGACATAGAACCTTTTACAATACCTTTAAATGATTCTGCAAAACTTGCACCAACACTTCTACTTAAAGCATCAACCTGTCTTAGTGGATCTAATAATTTCTTTAATTCATCTGCTGGTGCTTGAATTATTGCTTGCCTTTCTAATTCTTCAGTAATTTGTCTTTGAAGGTCTAAAAGATCCCTTGTTTGTTGTTTGTTAATTTCATTTTCATCTATAAGAGCCTTAACTCTTTCATCTCTAAAAAATTCTGCCTTAAACATTTGTCTATATCTTTTTTGTTCTTCTTCTGTCATTTTTTCTAATATTCCCAAAGATCGCACAATGCCATCTTGATCTTGATAGAAAAACTGTTTAAAGATAGCGTCTGCTTTTTGCCTATCTTCAAGTGTTACTTTATTTATCTTTTGTATTTCTAAATCAAGTTCTTTTTGTTCTTTTAAATTTTCTAAATAAACTTTTGCTTCAGTAAGTCCTCCTTTATTTAATATTTCTAAAGTTTTTTGTGCTTGTGTAATACTTATTTCATTAGCATCAATTAAAGGTTGGATAGCTGATATTAAAGAATTAGCATCCTTAGATATAGAAGCATATAACTTAAAAGTTGAAGGATCTCCAAATACTTGTGTCAAAATAGTTCTCTGTGCTGCATCAAAACCTCCGAAAGCATTAACAGCACTTAATACTTCATCCTTTGTCATTTTTAATTCTTTTGCCAGATTATTAATTTGACTTGCTGTAAATGTAGAAGTTCCACCTGTTTCTTTTATTGCAGTATTTACTTTGTCAATTTCTTTTCTAAAATCAATAGCTTGTTGAATTTGTTGAGCTATTACAGTACCAACAATGGACAAAGAAAAACCAAACTGACCACCTATTGCTCCACCAAGAGCACCACCGACTCCACCTCCGATTGCTCCTAAACCACCTTGACCAAATAGTAGAGGAAAGCCACCACCAATCGCTGCACTACCAATAGCACCTCTAGCTCCACCTCTAAAGAATCCAGGTCCACCCTGACCAGATTTAGCAGAACCAGCAGTAGTTTTAGCTAATTTTTGTGTTTCTAATACACCTTGTCTTAATGCTCTATTTTGAGATCTCTGCAATCTTAACTGTGCAGCTTTCATATCTCTTATTTCTTTATTAGCTTTTTTTTCTTTTAATAGCTGTTTAAATTGTCTTTCTTTATTACGTCTAATAGATTTAGCAATAGGATCACCAGCAGAACCAAATCCAAAATTACTTCCTTGTCTCCCTGCTTGACTTGCAGCAATATTTCTTAAAATTCTTGGGTTATTATCTACTGTCATCATTTGCAATGGACCTTGCATTGGCATTGGACCTTGCATTGGCATTGGACCTATTGGACTCGAATACCCTGGAAAAATAGGTGAAGTTAAAGGAGTTGATTGCCCTCTCAACGTCTGACGTAATCTTTTTTGTTTTCTTCTTCTTGAACTTTCAATAGGATCTCTGCCAATACCAGTTCCAGGCAAAGGCATTGGTGTGTAAGAAGTTCTTAATCTATTTAATAATTCTTCTCTTGATTTATACTCTCTATTTAACTCTCTCTCCGCAATAATTAATTGTCTTGCAGCTTTTTCTTGCAAACTTGTTCCAGAAGCTACAGCATTAAAATTTGCTTTTGCATTTGAAAGGACTTGATTTAAGGTGTTAAAACTTCTTACTAAACCATTTCCTCCTTGTTGAAATTCTTTTAAAAACTTATTTAATTGTTTTACTTCAAAAGCAGTTCCTTTTAATCTTTCATTGAATTTGGTTAGTTTTTCATTTCCTTTTATCTGAGCAACAATATCAATATTATAATTAGCCACTTTCTACAGAAGATTAAAACATTTTCTCTATATTACCTCTTTTTACCTCGTAAAGCACTAGATCGTTGTGCTTGTTCTTTTTGTTTTTCGTACTCTTCGCTTTCAAGTTCTGCAAAAGCAGCCCATCCTATCATTTCTTCAATAGTTAAAGTTTCACATAATTCAGCTACAGTTTTATGTAATTGTTTTGCTAATGAATAAATAAATTTCCAATCGTTATTAGCTTTTTAAATCGGCTTTAGCCTGTTTTACCTCCTTATCAGCACCAGCTTGTACCATAGCAAGTTGTATTTCTTCAAGAACAGATGCTTCAATTTCTCTTCTTAAAGATGCTTTATCTCCATCTTGAAAAAGTCTCCCACCATCTTTATCTAATGATTTTTCAATCATCATCTGTAAAGCATAATCATTAAAATCATCTGTATTACTTTTCTTTTGTATAGATTCTCTTTCAGCAATGGTCAAAGGATGCCAATAAACAGTAAGAATAATCTCATCATCTTGTTTGATGTCATGTTTATAAAGTTGAGAAACACCAAACTTGTTTCTTAACAGATCAACTGCT